TTAAATCCTGTTGAAAGGATGTGTTTAATTTTTGTACGATACTATCAATATCTCTAACAAATGATTGTTGAATCTGTTGATCGTATTTCTCAAGGGGCTGTGTTAGTGATTGTATTATCCTTGCCATTACCTTCTCCCGTCCGGTTGTATATCCAGCCTGAAAGTTCCAAGCTTCCAGTGCTGGCTGGTACTTGTATTGTCAACCTTCAATGATATAGCGCGTGCGCGCGCTCGCGTATCTATTTTAGTTGTGCTTGTCGTAGTCGTAAAAGGTCCAAGTGATGAGCTAGCTTGCGCATCTGTTGGATAGTTCTTCAGGTTCAAAGTCACTCTTGCATCGCCAGTTTGCTGCAGAAAATCAGGAAGCACTCTTCTAACTTTCATCATGTACTCGCCGTCTCCCCTGGTATCCGCTCCGCCGCCCTGTGTCGCTGCTATGTCAAAATCTCCGGATTCAATGCTTGCAGAAATACCAGTTGTTGCTCCTGCTTTAATTTGATTGTTTCCTTTTTCATGTTCATAGTAAGTAGTCACACCATCTGTGTTGCCAACGGTTGCATCGCTAGTTGCATCAGCGTCATATTCCGTTCCGTGTGGCCTTCCAAATATAGCAGAATCTGCCCATGCAGATCTTGCTAGCGTGCTTGTAGTCCATACAGGCCGCTCCGGTGTTGAATCCATGTAGTTATAAGTTACCGATCGACTATTTGAATCTGCTGAACTTGCTGCGTAGAACCAAGTCACTTCACCAAATAGATTATTCAATCCTGCATAAATATGTTGTTTAGGAGTTGTGTTAATATCATCATAAACATAGTCTTCAACCAGGCATGCCAGTGAGTCCAGTTTACCAGTGTACCTAAAGAAACCATTTTCAGACATCCAGTATGCAGAACCGTCCACTTCGACTGCTGCGTTCTTTCCAATCAATCCACAATTCGTTCCAACTTGTTGAAATGAAAATACGAAAGGTGCACCAACAAATCTCATAATAAATAAAGATGTATCGGTCCAGACATAAATTGCATCACGTCCCCTAATAGCCGCTACGATCCGTGTTCCGTCGGCCAGTCTTTGCGTGCCGGCAGTATTGGTTGCCGATGGAGCGTACGAGGTTGAAGCGTCAATGCTTTCCTGGTCCGACCATCTAATATACATGTCGTCCTGTGTACTAGTTGTACCAATGGTTGTCTCTGTTCCAAAAAATACTAAGTGCCGATCCGGCGTTGAAACTAGTGTTTGTGCTGTAGCTGTTGGAGCGTTTGCAACAATAGTTGCTCTCGTGGATGTTGCAGAATCTGCATCGGAATCCCATTCAAAAGTTGCACCATCAAATATGGTTGCAATGAGCTTGTTTCCAAAATTGTCCAGGGACCATAGACCTGGCGCAATAATAACATCACCACTTACAGCTGCACCCCATTGAATATAGTCCGATGCATTGGTTACTGTTGCTCCATCTGAGTGAGATGCAGCTGTTGTATTATATTTAGCTCGAGTAATTCCTGATATAATCTCTGTGCTAGTATTATTAGCGGTATAAGATACAAGTTCGCTACCAAGTAAAAGATCGCCTGAAGAAGGAAAACCATCTGAACTGTCAAGCGTTAAGCTAGTGTCGTCATCATCAATGGCACCATCGAGAGTTCCTGTTACTTCTCCAGAAACAGTACCGCCCCATTGTCCTAAACCCCAACCAGATCCCTTAGATTCAAGGGCAGGACCTACAGTATAATAATGCTTGACCCTTATTCCTCCGGATGTACTGGCTCCCGATCCGCTTTCATTGGACCCCATTTCAATGGTAATTGTTGTTGAACTTGGAATAGTTGTTACCATGAAAGTGGTATCATCAAGATCATCAGAGTCAAAACCAGAATTGGTAATAGTAGAAAAATTATCTAAACGAATAATATCGTATTTAACTATACCATGAGCAGATGAAAATGTAATCGTGACTGTGGCATCGCCATTCGTTGTTGTAAAAGCGCTTGTTAATGTTGTTGTACTTTTAAGAGGAGTGATATCAGAAAAAACACCTCCAGAATAAACATAAAGAATTCGATTGGTGCCAATAGCTGCATATTTTACGCCGCTAGCATTGACAAAATGATGAAGCGCCGTGTTTCTTCCTGTAAGAGTACTATCTCCAAGTTGTGACCAGCCACCTATTTTTTCAGGCGTGCCATATCTAAATCTAACATAGTCGCCATCAATCCATTGGTTTTCGCCTCCGGTTGCTGTGACCTGCTTATTGAATCCTGGTAAAAATTTTAATTTTTGTAGCATATTAAAACCTATTTATTAAGGCTTATATCAGATTGTAGGGGAATTCAAATGTTAAAAGCAGGAGACTTCTGTGGTGGAGTTGCCTCCTGCCAGATTATTTTATAAACTATTTTTTAGGGGTGTAAAGCCTTTAAACGGACCATTTTATAATTATTCTATTAATAGTGATTATTTTTTAAATTCATACCAACCTGTAGTAATATATTTATCTTCATCAATAGTAGTATGACCTTTATGAGTAAATGTCCAATCTGCACTCCAAATAACAGTTAATCCTTTTTCTGGTTTTATTTTAAGGTTTTGATAATACCATTCTGTTTCTCCACCTTTTTCAACATCATTCAAATAAGTCATAAAAGCTAAATGTCTATTTGAAGTTTCTTTACCATCTCTTTCTGTGTGCCAACCATGATATGCCTGTGACGGCTTGTATTTTTGAATGTTAAAATCATTTTGTAATCCCCAACTTTTGTTATTTTCATCACAAAATTTATATTTTTGTTTATATAAGTTTAAACAATTGGATAATTCTTTAAAATAATTTGTTAATACTTCAGAGTTTGCAATATCATTAATATATAAATGTAAATCTGTGCTATCTTTAACTGTTTTATCTACGCCATAGCCTGTTTTTCCAGCAACTTTATTTTTAGAATTTTTAAATAAACTAATTAAATTATCACAAATGGATAAATCTGATAAATAATATCCATCAATAAAATTATTATTTTTATTTAGTTTGTATTCTTTCACACCACTCATTTTATATTTAATTTAACAGTAAATATTTATTAACGCAACTGCCAATTTTGATCGGTTTCATTCCATTCATATCTTTTTCCATCATCTGGATAAGCAACTGGAGCTTCCCAAAGACAAGTTGTTTCATTTAATGTCCAAGAGGCATATAGTTGAGATGGTATAAAGGCATCTTTAGTTTGATTATATGTATAACCAACTCCAGCATAATTTTTTCTTAAACTTCCATCTTTATAAGTTTGAAACCAAGTATCACTTGTATTATAAAGATTATTTAAAAAATCTACTCCAGCTTGTTCTGTTGTAGCTACATTATTATGAACTACATGAACTGTTTCTACTATATTTCCTGAACCTAATTTTGCAAAATGTGCCATTATGCTGTGTAACTCCCACTTCCTGTGAATTTTATAATTGTATCTGAGCCATCTGTTGTAACAGTTGGAGAGCCTGTTGTTGTTTCGGAATAATCTGCTGTTGCTATTCTTAAAATAACTACACCATCTCCACCATCACCACTTGCAGCTGAACCACCGCCAGCAGCACCTCCACCACCACCAAGACCATCTGTTCCAGCGGTAGCAGTACCACCATTATAAACAACACCAGCACCTCCTCCACCAGAGCCACCAGTACCTTGAGTTTGACCGGGATCGGTTGCACCGCCACCGCCACCAGCATAAGTTACTGACGAGCCTGTTATTGAATTAGCTGAACCTGCACCACCATTACCACCAGCATTTGCACTACTATCTCCACCAACAGCACCGGCGCCACCGCCGCCACCACCGCCATAAGCTGGACCTAAAGCACTACCTGTACCACCATCATTTCCTTGACCAGCAGTTGCAGAACCACCAGCTCTGTCACCATATCCGCCACCTCCTCCAGAGCCTCCATCTAAACCATCATTATTACCTAAACCACCACCACCGCCACCTATAGCAGTAATTGTTGTAATTCCTGTGCCAGATAAAATACTATTTGTACCATTATTTCCACTAACGGCGGTGGCTGCTCCGGGTATACCTGCACCACCAGCACCAACTGTAACAGTATATTCGTTTCCTTCAGCTAAGCCTATAGTAGATCCGCCATAATTACTTAATAATCCTCCAGCGCCTCCGCCTCCAGCATTTGATGCTCCGCCAGAACCACCTCCAGCTACAAGTAAATATTCAACAGCAAAACCAGCATCAGGAACCCCTGAACCAAAACCTAAAACTTGATAACCAAAAGCCATGTAATCTCCTTATGCATCATTCTTGGCATCTGTCGTAAAATATAATTTAATACCATGTAATCTAGCATCTCCACCAGAATCATCATTACTATCTGAAACATCTCTAAAAATTCTAAAATAACAAAGTTCATCATCACCTGGAGATCCAGCTATTGTTACTGCTCCACTGGCTGCACTAACATTAACTTCTTCAACAGCTCCTTGCTCTGTATCATCAACGACTACCGCTGTTCCATAAGCGGTATCAATTGAATCATTATCTGCAAAAGCTACACCTTGTAGCCCCCAAGAAACTCCACCTGTAGCAGCAAGTCCTGACCAAAAAGCTTGGAAAGTAATTGTACCTGCATTCCATGATTTAGGAAAAGCTACGGTAAATTGTGCGTGTTCATCACTATCTTTATCGAAATCCAGAACATACATGTCAGGTCTGCCAGAAGTTGTTTCTACTGCGGCTATTGCTGCACACCCATTTGAAGTCGTTGCAGTCATTGCATTTGCAGGAACCCAAATAGTTTCTGTTCCTGCAACTTTAACAGCTGTACTAGCATTTGTAAGTGTTCCAGAAACATCGCAAGTTCCATTAATATCTATGGCAGTTGCCGTTAAATCTATTTCACCTCCACCTGCAATACTTAATGTAGATCCATCAGAAGAAATATTTTCACCGCCAGCTGCATCGTATAAATATAATTTTGCTGCACCTCCTAAGACCAAATCATCTGTTGATGCGTCCCATAACATAAAAGCACTTGCTGCATCTCCAAAAAACTTTACATCATGTCCTGCGTCATCGACACCAACTGTTAATGTTCCAATTTGAACAACACCATCTGCTGATTCATCCCATAACCAGTAGCTTCCTGATGTTGCACCAAAATATTTAACATCATGTCCTGTATTATCGACACCAACAGTTACTGTTCCAATGCAAGTTAATGCAGAACCTGTGAAAGTTAAATTCGCTTCTGCTTCTAATTCTGTTGTTGTTCCGCCAATAGTGACAAGTTCATTGGCAGTTGCATTGTTTACAGCCGTTATCGGACTGCTAACAACAGCAGAACCACCTATTGTAATTGCATCTGCCTCTAAAGTTCCATCTACATAGACGTCTTTAAATTGATAACTAGAACTTCCTAAATCTACGTCATCATCAGTTATTGGTAAAATTGCTCCATCAGTAACTTTAATTTGATTTGTTGTTCCACCAGCTGCAAGATTAAGAACACCACTAGAAATAATTGTTAAATCTGTTCCGTCGCCTTCAATTTTTTCTCCATCATCACCGAAAGTAAGTCCAATGTCTGCTGGAATGTTAATATCACCACTAGCACCAACGGTAATTGATAAATCAGTTCCATCGGATTCAATTTTTTCTGTGCCTGCAAATAAAATTCCAGTATTTACAGCAAGTGCTACATCAGTAGTAGCTGTTAAGTTAATAGTATTTCCTGTGATAGTTAAATCTGTTCCGTCGCCTTCAATCTTCTCACCATCGTCACCAAAGGTTAAACCAATATTGGCAGATAGGTTAACATCTGCGCCTGAGACGATATGTAAATCTGTTCCATCCCCATAAATATATTCTCCGCCTTTGTCATAAAAATATAATCGTCTATCATCAGCTATACGAACAACTTCATTACCGTCGTATTGTTGAAATACTAAATCATCTGAATTAACACCTAATTTAAGAATCTGAACACTTGCAGTAGTATCCATATCCAAGGTAAGCTGAGTCGTACCTGCATCTTTGAATTCTACGTTTCCACCTGCAGCATCAATAACAATGTCCGCAGCAGAATCTAAAGTAATGTCTCCTGTTCCTGATGTAAGTTCATTTGAACTAATATCTGTATCGACAACATCCGTACCATTACAATAAAGTATTTTTGCTCCTTTATCAGTTGTCGCCCAGGTTACACCTGTTTGACCCGATACCATAACTTGAACGGTATAAGCGCCTGACGTTGAATTTTTTATAATCCACCATTTTTCTTTTGCTGTAACAGTTACAACTTGATTTCCTGTAATAGTTCCAGATAATTCAACGACTGCTTGTCTAGCAGAATCACCTGTTGTACCATCTGTATATGTTAAAGCAGTTGTCTGTGCACTACCTGCAATGGATTGTGATACATAACCACGAATCGCTTCTTCTAAAATTTTTAAATTGGTATTAGTTTTTGTTCCCCATGTACTGGCATTTTCGCCAGTAGTCATTAACTCCGTGCCAATATCTGTATATGTTGATGCCATATTTTATATCCTACGCGCTCCCTACAAATACCTCAACATCACAAGATGCTGTATCTGTGTCTACTGTAATATCTGTTAAATCTGCAAGACCTGAAGCTAAAGCTGATCCTGCCGCTTTCATCGTATCTACAACGCCACCACTATTATCACCTGGATAAATAAACGAGTGACCTGCATCTACCTTTAATCTAAACTCTGTATTATCTTCATCTTTAAAAGTTAACATAATATGATTTGATGAATCTAAATTTGTAATTCTAATGTATCGTACATCACCATTGTCAAATATCCCTGCAACATAACCAACTTTATTAGCGGTTACACCTACACCACTAATTGCTGATATAAATCCTATTAATCCACATTCTGTTGTTGATGCGGTTACAACTCTTTTTACAACTTCATTAA